CAAACCAAGGAGTGTTTGGAACATATTAAGGTAGCCAAGGTCCCATTCCTGGTGGCGATTAACAAAATGGATTTACCCAACGCCGTGCCGGAAATTGTTAAAAAAGATCTGGCCGATAACGGCGTTATCCAGGGGCACATTGAACTTGAGAACACCCGGCGGCATTGCGCCGCGCTCAAAGAAGATTTGCAGGTATTTCGTTACCTGGTTATCCACATCGGCAGAACGGGCCGCGGCTGCCAACTGTGACAGGCCATAACCCTCCCCATCTAGCGCGTCCATTGGGTTGGGCATTTTGACATGGATCATATCTTTTGGCAGAATTGGCACGCCGTCGCGCTCGCCAAACCCCTCGGGCACATACAGATAGCCGATACGCTTGCGCCGGTCACGGTCTGGGATGATACGCACGCGCAAGGGGTTCAATGGATAGAGCGCTGCTGGTACGCCGCGCTCGCTGTCTTTCCGGTCAATGTAGGTATACGCGTCGCCGGCCACGCAGAGACTTATTTCCTGCCCCATCTGGTATTCGGGCCACGACATAGACGGGTTTGGCATTTGCACCAGTCTAGCCAACGGATGGTTAGGCGCAAGCGGCTCAGGGTTGTCTGACGTTCCAGAGTAGGCACGCATAGCCGGGATGCTTGAGGCAATGGCCTTGTACATGATGGCTGAATAAATCAGGCTGTTGGACGCAAAACCATTCTCGAGATAGGCTTCGATGTCCACAAGCGTCCACTGTGCGTTACCAAGCCGGAACTCGGGCCACTGGTAAGGCGCCTGCTTATAGCCCCGTGCCATTGGGTAGCCCTCTCGAAATACTTGCAATGCCGCTTTCACGCGTGTTGTCAGGTTTGCCATAAATTCACCTATGCGAAATACACACCACCGCTCCCAGCGGCATTAATAGCCAAAGCCCACGCCCAAAACTTATCTGCGTGGTGCTGTTCGTTGCCTTCCGTGTCAAAAATATTGTGTTTTGCGGCACTAACTTTTTTCCGTATCGAATGCAACTGATAAGCGAAGTCTCTGTCTTGCGGGATAGGCACATTGCTGCGCTCGGCCTGTGTCCTTGCGCCCACCGCCCAAAGCTCTTTGCTCTGATTGGTGAAGTCAACACCGCGCGCAATGCTCCCGGTGATGCGCTGCAAGTTTTCGGCAAGCTGCGCGCCGATCCCATTTTGATCCACTAAGACTTTCGTAAACGGTAACATGCGAATAATATCTGCAAAACACCTTTCCTGGTCGTCGTACTTTACCCGGTCGAGGCTTATCATCATCCGTAATGGTAGCTGCCCGGTAGTTGACTTACCCAGGATCACAAACTCAGAGAGGTCATGCTTACGACCGATGTCAATACCGCCGCATAACGCCGGCTCAATGCGGTTGTATTTTATCGCATTGTTGACTTTGCTAAGCAGCACAATCGCTTCATCCGTGCTTTTTGCGTGCCACCACAGCAAGTCTGCCTGCTGGTTCTGCCGGATAATATCCCAGGATAGCCAGGATACCGACTCGTCAACCTCTGCGCATTCATACTCTTGCTGGAAATCTTCGACAAACATATTCTCGAAGATACCAATCAGAACATCGCTTCCAAACTTGTACACGCGGGCGGCGGTGTCTAGCGTGGGGGCCTCCAACTTTGCCGCCTGCACATCTTTGCATAACGACCGGATCACCCACCAGGGCAATGTTCTGCGCACAAAGCCGGGCCAGGGACGCATAGACTGAGAATATATCTCCCAGAATAACCCCGATGCGCCCATCGGGCTGCTGCCTATGCGCATATAGCCGTCGCCCTTTGTAGTTGCCGGGAGCGCGGCCAGATATATCTCTCTGTCCAGCCCGCCCTTGTAATGGGCCATTTCGTCAAGATACACGCGTGCCTGAGCCTTGCCGCGCACCGGTTTGCAGGGGTGACTTATCAGACGGCTGCCGTTGGTAAATTCAAGCTCCGTCTGGCTATCGCGCTTCAGTCTGGGGCGGGCCGGCGCGTCTATCGCCTCCAGGATGGCTTTGGCGTAGCGTATCTTTTCTTTGGCCTCATCCAGGTTGACCGATACAAAAATGTGCGGGTTGCCGGGATAGATGATGCTATCTATCACCGCGTCGAGCGCGGCGGTAAAGCTCCAGGCCACCTGTCTGGACTTTTGCCAGATGACAAGCTGTTCTGCCCGGTTGAGAAAGTCTAGTTGGAAAGGTTCAAAGCGCGCCCCTTCAATGCGGGCCGCTTTTTCGATGTCCAGGAATTCTGCGGCAAACGCCGCCTTGAGTGTGTGAAGCTGCACACTACTCTATCTCTTCGAGGCCAGACGCCTCTTCGATGCGCTTCTTTCGGTCGGTCATCCATGCGCCAATATCTAATGACTCTCCCAGGGTGGTGATGTCTTGCCGGACGGGGGCGTCAAGCCCGAGAAGTTTACAGCGCCTTTCGATACACCATTGTATACCCTGGAGAAAGCGCGGGTCACCAACTTGAGGTTCTGTAACGATGGATTCTTCATTTCTCAAAATTCCATCCCCCAGGATGCTCTTTTCTGTCTTTTTTTGAGCATCAAGCATAGACCTTTCCCACGCGCCCCAATAAGTCGATTCTAGATTATCTGTTTTAGTTAGTTCAGCCGCGCGCTGTTGGTCAATGTTGTATGCTCTGTCTTTGCGCCAGTGGTTGAGAATAACGGAAATTTCCCTACTGATAGATTGGCGGCTCAGGGGATCATTTGAATAATACTTTTTGTTTATTTCGTTGGTTATTTCTTGATGCGTACAGCCGCGCAGAAACAGCGCCGATATTTCAAGTCTATCGCGCTCTGCCTCATAATGACTGCGTTTAGGTGCTTGCAAACGGTTTATCTCTCGAATGGGCGCTCACGCCCTTATAAGCGCCCATCTTGGCAATCACGGGTAAGGGTGATCTTCGCGGCGCTGCGGGATGGTATTCGGGATGTCCAGCAGGTAGATAGCCTCGCCAGACAGCAGGACTTTCTGCCAGTCCTTGATAATGCCTTTCAGCGCATCGACTTTGGCACGAAACTCGGGGAACTTGGGCACGCCATTGACATTGGCATAGTATGCCTGTTTGACATACCGCCATTTCGCGGCCCCATACCAGGGGTTTTTCGGTGTCTTGCTATTGGGGATGTCTGCCATTACAAAAGCCTCCAATTATCCTAATGCTAGATATTCACAATTCGCCGGGCCTGCCGGTTCCATGCGAATCATATCGGGGTTAAGCTGCACGTTGCCATCCTCCCCAAGCATTTCGATATACACCCGCAAATAGACGGGCATACCAGAGTCATGGGTTTTCAGTTCTTCTATCAGTTCACCGACATTCATGCTTATTCTCCGGGTTGCCCACCAGGGCCAGGGCAAGCCCTGATGGGCTATGCGGAAGGAGGAGTAAGTCCACGCAGAGTCATTATATCACACTTGCGTGTAGCCAGAATTGAATTAAAAACAGCTCCAAAATGCAATGTTTATTGTTTGCGCCATTTGGCCTATTTTCTTGTCAAAAGGGGACTTTTCGCGACTTACATTAATAATAATATATTTATTAATGTAACTCGCGAAAAGTATCCCACCTACAGGGCTGTTTTAGACAATTCTCGTTGTATTTATTGTGATAGCATATATTATTATTGCATTTCTGCAAACTTAATTGAAAAACCCCGGTTGTGGGCCGGGGCTTTGGGGCGGTTGTGGGTGTACGGCTACCCAAGAAAAACAGCTCCTGTCGTAACTGGTGCTCCCTTGCAGAGTTTTGCGCCTGTTCCGGGCGTGTACTTTTCGCACCATTCGCGGGCTTTGTTCCATGCGATAGAAATATCTTCGTCTGTCAAGATAAACACTGCAATTTTTCCGGCGGCAGTATCAAAGATATACATTTTTGTACTCTCGGTTTTCTCCATCGTCTTTATCTCCTGTCTCTGTCTAAACTCTTGCTTACTGATAAATAGATTCTAGCATAGATATATTGTTTTGTCAAGCGTTTTTTGGTACAAGATTCATGCCAATATCCGCTTGACAAACAAGCAACACTATGCTATTATTAATCATCAACAATACAGACTATAGACAGGAGATTGAACAATGAAAGCTATATCCGAAATGAACTGGTATGAACTTGACACAGTGGAGAATGAAATATTCAACCGCCGCTTGGCCGTTCGCGCTGCGCAA